AGACAATCCCCCTCGCAAGGGATTGCCTCTCTCTTTCGTGACAGCAATGTCACTTTCTGTCTTTAGGTCTAACCCGTAAGACGATTACAAGGAGCTCACATGATACATCGCAATGGTCTACCTAAGACCAAAACGAGAGTTAAGAGTACTATCACGGCAGGTCCTGTCAGTTATAGATCTTACTCTATCGCTGATGGACACCTGATTTTTACTGGAGGGCCGTATTCTTATACGTCCTCCAGTAGTGAAGATACTATTACCTCGACAAATCGTTTGAATAGCCGTGATGGCCACGCAAACGCCTGTCTGCATACACGTGAACGAACCACTGCCCCCAATTATACAACAAACTATAATTGGTACACGGCCGCTAATCCTACTGTTCGTGTTGAACAGTACGACAGTGGCTCTCAAGCAGCTGGTAACCTTGTTTCCGCCAAGGCCGCAGCGTTCTCTGCCTTAGGTGTTACTGGCAAAGATTTTCTGCGGAACAACGCTATACCCCTCATTACTGCCAATTTTGACAGTTTGAGACCAGATTTAACGGAGGTGTCTGTTCCTAATTTCCTTTTGGATATAGGACAGATATCTTCGTTAATGAAACTCTGGAAGTATAGACGTCCCCTTGTTCAAAACCTTGCAAATGCTAATTTGAATTATCAATTCGGCTGGCGTCCCACTATTGGTGACGTTACTGGAATGTTTAACTCGATTCGCAATCTGCAAGAGAAGATCAAGGCCTTCCAAGATCGGCTTGGTAAATTAACCACCAAGCAGAAATTGGTTGCGTCGGGTTCAGTAGCTAAATCAGGTACTATATCTGGCGGTTACACCATTCGTTGGCGCGCCGTTCAGACATACACCTGTACAGCCCATATCGCTTATCGGCCGTTACCTCTTAAGGAGATGACGTCCTTTGAGCGATTACTCAAGGGTACTTTAGACTCTTGGGGCTTTGAGCTAAACGCCGAGATCCTTTGGGATGCCGTACCCTTTTCCTTCGTCCTCGATTGGTTCTTGGACGTTGGGACATTGGCGCGGCAATTCCGTTTGGATACTCTGGAGTTACCTATTAAACTTGAAGATTGTTATCTTCAGTTTAAGGAGACGGTTACAGTGGATTGTGACAGCGATGAAACCGCGAATGCGGATCACAACGTTCGTCACCTTCCAGGGGCGAGCTATGAAAGAACTATCTTTCATAGGTTGGGCGCTCAACCTGACTACCAATCAATGGTTTGGTTAGGTTGGCGCTTTCCTAGCCTCAATCAGGCGATTCTCGGGTTGTCGCTTGGATTAACCCGGCGTTAACTTGACGATAGCTTTTGGTTACACCAGGTACGTTTTTTTCGTACTCTGGACCGCCACTTTTAGCGGAAACCTGTGACTATGTCACTTAACAAGCCCTTTATTGGGTAGGAGTCCATCATGGGCCTAGGCACTTCACTCAGTCTTTCGAAGGATACCGCGACCGACGTCGACACGAATCTTTCTGTGTTCGACGTTCGAGCTGCGGACCTTAACAGATCAGAATTCTCTGTTGCCGGTTTGACTTATCCGGCAGAGAGGAAACTGACTGCTTCTCATGAAGAGACGAAAGATGGAACCTTGCGGCACCTCGTTCGCATCGATGAAACTGTTGTCGATGCTCTCTTGGTGCCGGCGACCGCATCAGCCTATTTGGTGATCGTTCGCCCAAAGAATACCGCCGTCACGAATGCTGTTTTAATCAGCTGCGTTAACTACCTCATCGACTTCCTTGTCGAGGGAGGAGCTAATGCCAACGTGACGAAGCTACTTAATCGTGAAGTTTAGTATTACTTGTGACGTCACAGACGTCATCGGATATACTACCTTCGCTGTCATCTTAGTGTCGTTCGTGTCGGCAGTTTTATGCCTACTCTGGCGATAACTTGATGACTTAGTAGCGAGTAGCGGCTCGGAACTCTATTAGGAGGATCCTGAGTGTCGTATTGACTTGGCCCGCTATGGTGACTCTAGGAGACATCCTATGTCTATAGGTAGTCGGAAGAGCCTTGAGACATATAGAAATATATGGCTCAACCTAGCGCATAACCAACGCTATGAAGCTTTCCTTGTTAATGCCGATTTTGAGACATTCTCGAGGAGACTTCACAATGAAGGTCTTACTTTCTTGCTGCGCACCCTTCCTCAAATAGGTAAGGGCCTCGATAGATTCCACTCTTTTAAGGAGTGGTCCCCCATCAGTGGCTTCCAGCTACATGATGATGGCATTCCCATCTTTTTGGGTAATGCTATACGAGCAGCAGTGAGTGGTAATTCCCTAGCCGTAGATTGTGTAAGACAACTGTCTTACCTCTTCTACAAACTGGAAACTCAATTCGATCAGAGTTCGATAGATAGTCTATTAGCCTCTTTTATTGAGACTGATAAACAGTTATCTAATGTCGACTTTTCTCTTGCAAAGGAGATTATCGACATGGCGCGATCGACCATTGCGAGGATCTTATGTAATACTGATCCTTTCGATGTTCGCCCGTGTCACGGGTCCGGCGCTACAGCCGACCGTATCGAAAACCACGAGAAATGGCATCAGATCAGATATTACTCTGATCTTGATGATTCTTTCTCGTACTCTGACCACTTCTTCTTTAGTCCCAGCCATCTAGCTGATGAGCTGTTGCTTTTGGAAGATAGTGTGGAATTGGATCCGATGGCACGTATTTGTTTAGTGCCAAAGGATTCTCGTGGACCTCGTATAATATCGTGTGAACCCTCTGCTTTTATGTTTATACAGCAGGGGATAATGCGAAAGTTATACGAAACTATCGAGAGTCATCCGCTAACCGCCGGATTCGTAAATTTTACGAATCAGGAGATAAATCGAAACATAGCTAAAACGTCTAGTAAAACAGACGAATTCGCTACTATCGATCTATCTGATGCTTCTGATCGAGTCTCTCTTGAACTTGTTCGCCTATTATTTCCGGCGAACTGGTTTAAGGCTCTTTGCGCTTGTCGCTCAAAAAGCACGAGGCTCCCTAACGGTGAAGTAGTGGTATTCAACAAGTTTGCCCCAATGGGTAGTTCTTGTTGTTTTCCAGTTGAAGCTTTAGTCTTTTGGGCTATAGCTTCGGCGAGTATTCGTATATGCCAGGGTAAACCTGTCGTATACGTCTACGGTGACGACATTTCTGTCCATACGTATAATAGTATGGTCGTTATGTCAGCCCTTGAACTTGTTGGGTTAAAAGTCAACAGGGACAAGAGCTACTGCTCGGG